CGGGTAAAGGTGGCCGCCGATGATCACGTTGGCCGGGATGAAGGACAGCCCCTCGATGGCGCCGCCCACCACGGGCATCACGTCCGCCATGCCGGCAACGATGCGGCCCGCGGCATCCACGCCAACGGTGGCCGCCATCAGGGCGGTGTACGTGGTCTCATTCATCGCCCACACCTTTTCGCCGCGGGCGTACTTGCCCTTCATGGCGCCGGAGGCGGTGACGATGGCCGCGATCAGATCCGCGCCGGTGGTGGCCGCCGGGATGGTGATCACGTTGGTGGTGTGCAGGTCAGCCCAGGCGCGCGCGGTGGCCGGATAGCCGGTGGGCACTTCGGTCTGCACCAGACGGGAAACCACGCCCTGCGGCATCTTCTGGGTGCCGGCCGCGTTCCTGCCGTACAGGATGGCCTTGTCCAGCGCCAGGCCGATGGCCTGACCAAGGGCGGTCAGCAGCTCGGCAGCCAGGGCGATGTCGCTGTCTTCCAGGGTCGCGTTGCACACGGCGAAATAGCCGCCCACCTTGAAGCAGTCAAGCTCCAAATCGTTGAACGCGATCGTGAGCTCGTTCAAGTTGGCGCAGCAGTCCGTCCAGATAGCCTCCGGCACGGCGCCCATCACCAGCTGACGGCCGGTGCCGCCGATCTGGCGGACGGTGACGTGGCGGTAAAGCTTGCTGTAATCCTCGATGTTCTCGCGGATCAGGCCCAGCATCACTTCCGGCACCAGCAGGCCGGCGTTGGTGATGGCGCGCTTTTCGCGGATGGCGGTGCGAACCTCGGCCAGGAAGGCCTTGGCATCATCGCGGGTGACGATGGCGGCCAGACGGTCGCGCTTGGTCATGGTCATGTTCATGTGTCTCATGCTCCTTTCTTCCGGCTGAACCTCGGGCTGCGGCTGCGGCTGCGGCTCGGTGTCCTGCTCCTTCTCGACGGCGTCAAGCTCCGCCTCCAGATCCTTGATCACCTTGTCCAGCTCCTCCACGGAGCCTTCCAGCTTCTCTTTCTCATCAGTGAGGGCATCGACGGCCTCCTGGACCGTCTGCTGCTCCTCCTCGGTGGTGACCTCCTCCACGGAGACCACCAGCTCGGCCTCGCGCTTTTCGATGTCCGCCATGGACGCGCGAAGCCCGGCCAGCTCCTTTTTCTTCAGATCAATCTTTTTCCGAAGCATCAGGGCTTTGAGGGCCATTCTTCAAGACTCCTTTCATCTTGGCTTTCCAGGCTTCCAGGCTGCGCCGCTTCATGGTGTCGCGGTCAGCCGCCCTCGCCTGAATGTTGGTTTCCGCGTATGCGGGGAAGGTGCAGACGGACACCTCGTACAAGCGGACCTTCCTGATCGTCCAGTGGGTGGACCCGTCGGCGCGGAGCTCGGTCTCCTCGTCCACGATGTCAAACCCGATGGAGCACTGCGACACGTCCCCGCGGGCGACGCGGGCATGCGTGTTCATGGCATCGGAATCGTTCGGATTGATGGCGATGTCACCCCACAGCCCGTGATCGTCCTGCTTAAGCCGCAGCGTGCCCGCTGTGGTCCGGCCAAGCACTAAGGTTGTGTCGTGGTTGGTCAGTGCGCGGATGTCCTCCGCTTCAGCGCCGTCGAAGGCCCCGGGCGCGATGCTTTCGCTCATGCCGGGCGCGATCTCGTAGTCGCTGTCAAAAACGGCGAAGTAGCCTTCAATGTGAGGCACTCCGCCGTCTTCCCTCGTGGTGAAATTTGCCGCGGTCGCCCGCAGCTGCCGCATGGTTCTGCTCATGTCTTCCGCTCCTCTCTCGCCGGGCACCGGTCCGCCTGCGGCGTCAGCGCCCACCAGCCCTTGCAGGCCTTGAAGTATACGTGGACGCACCAGCCGCCCAGCTTCTTGCACCAGATCTTCATCCCCTCGCGGTACTCCGCGTGCGGGCAGCTCAGCTCCACCTTCATGGGCTCACCAGCTTCTTCTGCAGGCCGCTCATGTCGGCGGGGATGTAATTCTCCAGCACCTTGTACTCGGTCAGGCCGGCGGGCGTCATGCCCATGCGGTCCCGCCATTCGTCCCCGTTGACGTAGCCGCGGTCGGAGCCGGCCAGCAGGATGTCGCTGACGGACTTCAGGTCGTAGTCCATCAGACTCCACGTGTTGAACCTCAGATACCAGCGCGGGGACACGATCAGCCCGCGGGTGAGCTCCTGCTGGATGCCCTGGGCCAGCGGCCTGATCTTGGACTGGACGAAATTATTCCATTCGTCCCGGCTGAAGCTGCCGACGCCCAGCAGGAAGGCCGGCACGCCGATCACCGCCGCGACGGTGCGCTTGTCCAGCTCCAGGGTGTCCTTGATGGCCAGGTCGGCCAGGCTCAGGGGCCGCACCTGCTCGACGTCGAAGGCCTCCGCGGGGATCATCCAGGGTTCGCCGGGGTTCTGCGGGTGGATGTAGGTGTCCAGCAGCTTCTTCCGGCCTTCCGGACTGGAAAATTCCTCGGTGAGCGCGTCCACCTTCACGATGATGGAGGGCTTCCACTCGCTCCGCATGAAGGCGTTGACGGTCTTCTGCCCCTGCGCCAGGTTGTCGGCGATGTCCCGCAGGGTCACCTGCACGCCCTGCCCCTTCCACAGGTAGGCGGGGTCGGGGTTGTAGGTGAAGTGCAGCAGGTCCGCCGGGTCGCGCCTGATGCCGTCGATCAGCACGTCGTACTCGCGGAAGCTGCTGCCACGCGGCTCGAATGCCACGCGGGAGGCGCTGATGGGCTCCAGGCTCTGCAGGGTGCCCTGCCAGGTATGCGGCACCACGATGGCGTTGCCCCGGCCGTACAGCAGCAGCGTCATCACGATGGCCGTCATCCACTCGGACCGGGTCAGGTGGTCGCAGGGCTCGATGTCGATCTTTCTGGACAGCTCGTTCACGATCCGCACGTCGCCGGAATCGGTGTTGGACATCAGGTGGATGGTCATGCTGCCGATCAGCTCCGCGATGCGCAGGCAGGCCGTCTGGATCTCCGGGCAGTCGCTGAGCTTCCGGTAGCCGGCGCAGCACAAATCCGCGTCATTGAGCACGAAGCCCACGGTGCTGCTGCTTTTGCCCGCCATCCGCCGTACCCAGCCGCGCGCCCTCTCTCTCAGGGTCATTTACTATCACTCTCCCCAAACCAGGTCCCGGCCTTGCCGGACCGCTCCAGGTCTTCCAGCATCCGCACGGCCGCGAAGACGCTGGCGTCAAAGATGTCGATCCGTCTGTTGGCCTCGATCTTTTCATACTGGATCAGATCATCGGCCTTTTCCACGGCCAGCACGTTCTGGACGCAATACTCATAGGCGTCGGAGCCGAAGTAATAAAAAAGGCCATTTCTGGCCTTTTCCTCGATACGCCGGAAGCCCTCGGACTTCTTGTAGTGATACTGCGGCTGGTCGATCACGGTGAAGCCTGCCGCTTTCATGCCGATGAAATATTCCCGGCAGAACTTCCGGTCATGCCCCACCTGTCGGATCTTGAAGCCGGCGGCCCGCTGGGCGACGAACCACTTCACCACGTCCTGATGGTTGTTCGTGGGTGCGTTGCACAGGTCCAGCCAGCCGTCATCGTGCCAGCCGAAAAGCGGAATGTTGTCCTTGTCTGCCTTCTCCGCCGCGGCCACGATGGGGAACCAGGCGTGCGGGAGCACGATGTCCACATTCTTCCAGCAGCCGTACAGGCAGGCCGCGGTCAGGTCATGCAGCTTGGACAGGTCCGCGCCGCCGTACCATTTCACCGGCAGCCGCGCCACATGGGCGATCTTTTCCGCCAGCGGCCAATCCTCGCCGATGCCCAGCAGCTCTTCCGCCTTGCGGTTGGCCGCCCGGAAGATCCCCACGTCGAAGTATGCCCGCACCTGGGCGGTGAAGATGTTCAGGGACTTGGCAAGGAAGTCCTTGCGCTGCTGCGGATCATCCGCGGCCTGCTGGGCGTCGTTCATGATGTCAGCGGGGCGGATCGTGACGCCGTAGCTCGGGTTGGCTTTCTGGTGCTGGATCGGGTCCAGGATGTCCACGCTGCCGTCTTCCGCCTGATCCGCGCAGCAGATGAACGCGAACAGGCTCTCATTCGCGTACTTGCCGCGCAGGACGCGCCGGCAGTAGGTGAGCCGCTGCGCGCAGAACGATGTACCGTCATCGCCGGCGGTGGTGATGGCGATCACCAGCTTGTTGGTGTATGCCTTGGTGGCTTCCTTCAGGACGTTATACTGCTTGGGGCTTCTGTACGCGTGCACCTCATCCGCGATGACGATATTGCAGTTGAAGCTGTCCTGACCGTCGGGATTGCTGGCCAGCGCGTTCAGACTGACGGAGCCGCCGCCCAGGTCGGCGTGGCTGATAGAGTGATCCATGTTGTTGTCATGAATTTCCCAGCCGTCCGCCATGGCCGCCCGCTTGTCCGGGTAGAAGGCGTGCTCGATGTTGTAGTCCCAGTTTTCAAAGGTCTCCATGGCCTGCTTCAGGGTGGCGCCCACCACGTACACCACGGAGCCGGACAGGCGCTGCAGCAGGGCCAGCGCCCAGGCAAGGGCACTGACGAAGATCGTTTTCCCGTTCTTGCGCGGGATGAAGATGAACGCCTCTTTGACCACGCGCTCCTGGGTGCCGGCGTAGAAGAAGATCAGCATGCCGTACACGCAGAACTTCTGCCAGGGCTCCAGCAGGAAAGGCTGGCCCCGCAGCGGGGTGCCGTCCAGGCGCTCGCCCTGCCGGTGCCGGAAGGCGGCCTCGATGATGCCGATCACGAAGTCGGCGTCACGGGTGCGCACGTCGTACCGCTTGTCCTTCAGCATGGCCAGGAAGCGTTTGCAGCCCAGCACGCGGTCCTCCCCGGCGATGATGGAGCCGTCCACCACGCCTTCCGCGTACCGGAGCACCTCCGCGGCGTACTTGCCCTTAACCCGCGTCGCCATCCAGGCTGGCCAGGATCGCCGCGAAGCCGGTGGGCTCTGTGGTCTTCATCTTGGCCTCGTTCAGCTTTTTCAGCGCGGCCGGCGTCAGGCCGAGCTCACGCTCATGGGCCAAAAGCTGGGAGTACACTTCGTCCCGGGCTGCTAAAAACGGATTCTTCACGCGATTCGCCGCGCCGGCCTTGTTGATGTGCGTGACAACGGGCTCGCTGCCGTCCTCGGCGTACCGCTGCTCGATGTGGTCTCGCTCTGCGTACAGCACAGCCAGCCGCTCCACCACCGGCGCGAACTCGGGCCGCCATGTGCCGACGGCCTGCATCCGGGCTTCTATGTCGGCGATATAGCCGTCCACGTCCATGGCGCACCCCCTTAAGCGAATTTTGTCCCGGAGAGGGAAAAAGC